CCGCGCATCAATTCCGCGTCCTGAGCCGCGTCGCCGTAGTCCAGATCGCCGTCAATGCAGAGCGGAACCTCGCACACCATATCGAAGAACGGTGTCCACGCGTTCATAATGTTTCCGCGATGCCGCTTGAAGTTTAAGTTGGAGTCATTTCCGCGTCCGGCCTTGATAAGATCGCCTTGCGCCTTTGGGGCGTTGCCGTCAAATGCGCCTTGCACTTTGGCGCGACGAGCAGCCCTTAGCCGGTCGTCATTAACGAATCGCTGACAGATTTTCAGCGCGTGCTTCGGGTCTGAGACGCGCGATTTAATCGGCTCCCCTGACTTGGTTAAGTCAGCAAGTTTCCCGTCTGGAGGAGCTTGGTTTGTCATCTGTGCGGAGTTTTTACGTTGTTTGCGTAAATAGTCAAACGGTTTCCGCGTCCATTTCCTCAATTCCCTGCCGTTTCCAGCATTTCGGCGGGAAAAGCGGCATAATTTCCGGCGTCACGCCGCGTTTCAGGTGCTCAATCGGCACCCAAACCTGTGCTTTATTGCTGCATTTGCACACGGAACAGGCGTGCAGGTCCAAATCCCGCGTGGTTCCTTCGCCTCCGACAATCGCTGCAACAGTGTCGGCCAGTTCAGGGCAGTCCCCGCCGCACGGTTTGGAATATCGGGCGTTGCGGCTGCACAGAAAACAAATTTGCGCCCGACGTTCAGCTTCCGCCCTGTCCACCGTCTTGCGACCCCCGATGATGAATGACGCCAGTACCTTCGTCCCCGCCCAAATATCGCTCCACTGCAAATCCACGCCGCTGACCGAGATTCCGTCACCGGAACAGAAACGGCGTGCGGTCTGCGGACCAAGCTGCTCGCAGATATATTGCTCGATTTCCGCCTCGGCAACGGGCGGAAATCCGTTGGCAGTGCAGTAGTCGCGAACCTGCCAAAGCAGTAAATTGTATGTGCCGCTGTTGAAATTGTGGCCGGTGATCGGGTGCTTGAATGGGTATCCACCGGGCGGAACCATCGTTCTATTTGTCAGCGTCATCTCGTTCATATCGCAAAAGCTGCGGTCGAATCTTCGTAATCCGATTCATCCCCTTCCATATTCATCTTTTCTGCCGCCGTGTTCCATGCTGTCGCATCCACCACCACATTGTCCGCCACGCCCGCCGGCATGATGCCTTTCTTGCGAAGCACAAAGGCGGCTATGCAGGCCGCATCTGCCAAATCGGGGCTGCGCGCCTTGAGCTTCTTCATTTCGCTTTTTGGCAGCACATGCGTCTTGTTGCCCTTGCGGATGTAGTCGCGGGAAGTCAACTCGCGGATCGTGTCGGCGTCGGTCAGCCCGCGCACCTGTCCGCCCTCGATAAACCGGCGCATTGAATACCAGATTTCCGTCACTTTGTTCCCGTAAAGCTCGTGCCACGTCGTCGGCCTGTCCGTGGATACCGCCGTCTTTTCCGCCGCGCCACCGAACTCCACAGGGATGATGTCGCGCGACCAGCTTCCCGACATGATGCCAAACGGTCCCGCGCCTTCGCCGGTCACGTCGCACGCCAGGTTGCGCGGCGGGATGGGATGCGACTGGCCGTTGATCTTGTAGTTCCGGCACGTTTCCTCCACGGCAGCGGCAATGCCGTAGTGGATGAAGCGTTTGTCCTGAGTCATGTCGATGTTCACGATGACCGGCGCTTGAAACTCGATGCCCGTCACGCCGCTGGCAAACTCTCCGAACTTGAACGGGTAAAGCACGCGCCGGTCCCCGCCTTCAAACGCCACGTCGAAGCCCGCGCCCATCTCCCATCGCGCCTTCCACACAGCTTTGTCGGCGGTGTTGAACTGCGAAAGCAGAAACGCATCCATGACCGTCGTGGACAGGCCGGACGGTGCCCAAAAGCCCCGGCACTCACGCCAGTAATCCGGCGTGTTCTCGCCGCCAAAGAATCGTGCGTCCTTTTCCAGCTTCTTGCGCCCGATGTAGAAATGGAACTTGGCCGGATCATCCAGCGACGGCGACTTGTGCCCGTCCAGATGCACGCAACAGCCGCCGAGTTTGGTCAGCCAAAACTCGTCATTCACCGTGACGCTATTCCAGCCGTTCACCGGCTCGCAGTAGATGCCGTGCTGGTCTGAGTAATCGGTGGCGTTCCCCAGCCCGATGAACTGAAATTCCATCGTGCCTGAGTCCAGGTTGCGGCACGCCTTGGCAATCGCCTCGGGCATGGCCGTCATTTCGTCCGTGACGACAAACACGCGCCGGTTGTGAATACCCTTGATGCGGCCCACGGCGTTATCCACGGAACCGCCCTGATCGACGGCACGCCCGAAGATGGCGCTTTTCGTGTCCTCACCGCTCCACCGGATGATGGTGTCGGACGGCACGATTTGCAGCCAGCCAATCGTCGGGTCGGACAACGGTTGCTTGCACTTCTGTATCCAATCCACCAGTTCGCTCCAGATACGCTGCTTGAGCGCGGTGACGCTGGTTGAGGTCAGCATGCAGGTCGTGTGCTCGCGGGCGCACAGCCAGTTGCAGAGAATCCACAGCGCAGCCCTTGAGCTTTTGCCCGTTCCCGCCGCCCCGGTGCTTGTCAGTTGCTCCCACCACGCATAATCCGCTTCAAACGTCGTGCCGATGGTGCGCTCCACGGTTTCCTTCGCCCCGCACAGCGCGCCAAAGAACAGGTCGCTCCAACGGTCCCACATGAAAAGCGGTTCCGGCCAAAGCTCAGTGACGAGACGCTTGAACCATTTCAGCTTTTCCTCGCCTTTGCCGAGTCCGAACTTGGTCAGGCACAGATGCCACGGCTCATAACCGGGCGGCAGCGCAAAGTTGTCGTAGCTGATGCGCTGCGCTGGTTTGGTTTTGGCGGTCATCGGCGTGCCTTTGCCTCATCCTCGTCGCCATACACAGCAACGCCAGCGCCAAACATGGCCAGAGCCTCGATAATCGCTCCTTCGCTCATGCCCCGGTCGCGCATTACCTCGGCAATATCGCGCAGTGACATGGGCGTGTACATGGACGCAACAACCTCTGAGTAGGTTTGCGGCCTTCCGGGTCTTTGCTTGTCGTGGTAAATTTCGTAAGCGTTCCAAAGTGCTCCCCAGTCCGGTCGCAGTTTGTTTCTGCCGAAATTCGCAATCACATCGCCAAGGTTGTTTTCCCTCTCATTGCCGGTTATGGAAGTGGTTTTTCCTGTAATTGCTCTGGCAGCAAAAACTGCAACTTGTTGATGTCCTCCCCACGGATCAATGCGCGTGTTGCCGCGAACGATCTTGCCGAAGTCGCTGGATGTAGGGTTAGTGGTGTCAACGTCGTCATCACTGAACATCTGCCCAACTTTCCAGAGCAAGTATCCGCTGATAATCACGCGGGCGTAGTCCTTGGCAATAGCAGCGCGAGCGCGGCCTGTTCCTTTGAATGGCTGCTTTATGCTCCAGATTGGTTCCATTGTCAGTCCCTTAACACGGCTGGCAAAAAGTGACGGTGCCCAAAACACAAACCCCGCGCCTCTGGCGAGGGTTGGATTGATGTTCCCGCGTCCGGTGGATATGTTCACCAAGTTTCCAAGCACCTTCAATTCGGCTGGACTCGGGGCGCGGTCCCTAAAGTTTTCCGCGAGAAGCGCATCGGCTAGGTCCAGCCGCATTTCGTTGAGCAGCGTGTTGAAGGCGCGGTTGGATGCGTGAACAACCTTGGCGGCAACTTTTCCGGGTGCCGTGATGATGGTTTTGCCGGTTGAGCCGGTGCGTATTGGAAGCTGCGCCCATTCGTCCAGAACGGAATACATCATTTCCTCATGCTTTGAGCGAACCTTTGTATCCAAAGTTGTCTGGTCAATGCCCATCGCGTCATACGCTCCGCTTTTGGCGTTTGGCCGGTTCTCTCTCGCCTTTTCCATGCGCCTCGCTTTTTGCTCCGAAATTCCGGCCACAATCATGCGTGCGGTCGGCTTTAGGATCATCATGGCCGATTTAAGCGGGTTGGTCAGAACAACCTGCGTTTTGCCAGAAACTCCGCGACGGACATCCACCGGAAACACGGTCTTTCCAAAAGCAATCATGGTTGCGCCCATGCCTTGACGGAATCCGCTCAAATCGGTGGAGGAAACGATATTGATGCCAGCACGAAGCGTCTGCCCGATGCCGTCCACGATCTTTTTGCTAGTGGCGCGTTGTTTCTGGTAGTAATCGAACTGCTCTTTGAGAAACTTTTGCTTTATCGCATCCACACGGATTTGCGCGTCCTGCGTGGCTTGATCCATCTTCGGCGGAACTCTTTTGGGAGGGCGCGCATACTGTCCGGTGCGAATCTTCTCCCTAAAGTCGGCCTCGCGCTTGGTCAGTGCCTTTAGTCGCGTGGCGTTCCAACGCTGTTCCGGTGATAGCACCGGCTTTCCGGCGTTCCTAGCCGCCTGATACGCGGCACGGCGCGAATCGCGGATGGCCTTCAACTGCGCTACACGGCGCGAGTCCGGCCCCTGCACCTTGCCTTTGCCGGCCAAGTCACCTTTCGCCACTTTCTCGGCGTAGCTGGCAATGGCGCGTTCGAGTGCCTTGATTTGCGCCTGCTCTTTCAGATAGCCAGGATCACTCTTTGGCTTGGCGTCCCGGCGCATCTCGGCGGCCAGCGCCTTGAGCGCATCGGTTTCGAGGCGAACATCCTCTTCCAGTTGCGTCAGCGCCTCCTTGATCTTCGCCGGGTCTTTCACCTTGCCAGTGGATATGTCGTCCAAGGTCTGACCGGCGCGTTCGCGTGCTATCAATGCGCTGTCGAGCGCTTTCTGAGCGTCGGAGAGCGGGACGGGCTTGCGAAGCTCTGCCATCGTGTCGGAAAGCTGCTTTATTTCAGCCTTTGCAGCGGCAATCTCTGCCGTATCCACAGTGGGTTTTCCTTCGGCCTTTGGCTGAGTCAGCTCCATTCTTGCCAGCCTGTCACGAAGGATGTCGGCGCGGTCTTGCAGTCTGGCGAGTTCAACAATGTGCTCAGGTGGTGGAGGATTCTTGGCTGCCTCGATTTCATTCCACAAATCCTGCATTGCCTGCTTCTCGCTTTTCAACTGCTCGGTAAAAACATCATCCGGCACCTTTCGGCCTTTGGGCGGCTTTTCGCCAGTCTTGAGCATCTTGTCCAAGACCTCCATCCGGTTCTTCAAGGCGGTTTGACGCGCCTGTTGGATTCCTGCCAACTTTTCAGGAGATGGCTCTCCTTGCCTGAGTTTTTGCAACTCCGCACGCTTACTGGCAAGCTCACGCTGTCGAAGGTTTGGCTTTGCCGGTGTAAATCCGCGACGCAACGCATCCTTGTCGTCCTTCTCCATGCGGGCAATATCCTCCATCAGCTTCGTTTCCCGATAAGCGGCGGAAAGCTGCATGCTCAAAGCGTCCTTGTTTGGGAACTTCACCTTGCCGTATTCGCCGTAAGCCCGGTGAATATCGCGCAACGTGGCATCTGGCAGAAATTCCTGCACAGTCTTGAGCGCCGCGTCCATGAGTGCATCAGTTCCGCGCACGCCATTCTCCCAATGCGCCACCACGATGTCATAAACGAGCTTTCTCGCGCTGCTCATCAGCTTATGCGTTTCGACAGTGACATTTCCACCATCAA